TGTGCATTAGACGGAGTTGTTAGCTCCGCCCCCTCTGCTATCTTGTTTCTCCGATGAATATACCCCATAATCCGTTCAGATCATTTCTTGTAATGAAGAAAGCCTGAACCGGAACTCCCGGAGTTGCTGGATTCATAACAGCAATATCTCCATGTTTGTAAAAAAAGACTTCTTTAGGATCTTCTTTCGGCAGCAATAATTGTTCTGTTGGCATTTTCTTTCTCCTTTCTTTCTATCCATTGTTTGAAAATCAAAATGCGGATTAACTTTCATCATCTCCCCGTGTAGCCGTTAGGTCAGCTTTAATTTATCTAAGAATTATTTTTTCGCCGAAGGGCATATGTTCTGCATGATGAGCAGATCGTCCATAGGCTGCCCAGAGAACTGGAAAGTTTGGTTCTTCTGGGAAACTGTTGCATTCAAGATCGGTCAGATAAATGAGAGCCTTTGGTTGCACATCGTTTTCTTCAAGCCATTTGAAAGCAGGTATAAAATCTGTTCCGCCAAATCCTTTAGGTTTAAGTTCTCTCAAATCATCAGCACTGATTTGTTTTGCTTCTTGAATTTGATCATCGGCAACAATCACCCAAACTTCTGAAGATATGTTTTCAAGAGTAGTTGATATTTCATTAATGAATCTGTTGAATACGTCGTCGTTGATTGAGCCAGAACTGTCGATGACAATTGCGATATTTCCTGCTTCATAATTTTGAAGAGAAGGAAAATATTGTTCATGTCGTCTAGAAGGTCTTGACCAATTGTATTCAGTTTTTGCAGATTCGTAAAGGAAGTTTTGTAGGATTTGTTGCCAAGGAGTTTCGGTTGTCGAAATATCTTTTACCAACCGATCCATCCCAGAAAATCCCTGACCAGCTTTTTCTGCGAATTTGGCAGCTTGCGTCACTGCAATATCAATCTCGATTTCTTGTGCTGTGCGTTCAGCTTCATCAGCTTCCTTACCAGATTCATCGACTGCAGGTCTAACCTCATCCCGAAAACTTTTCTTTTCGTTTTGAATTCCTTGTCCGCTTTGATCGCTTTCAGATTGATCATGATCGTCTTGATCTTGATCGTCTTGATCTTGATCACCAGATTCTTTCTGGTCTTCATCCTGCCCGTCTTGATTGCCAGATTCTTTTTGATTGTCGTCTTGATCACTAGATTGATCTTGATTATCAGGTTGATCTTGACCCCCACTCTGTTCATCCTGCCCGTCTTGATTATCGGATTGATCTTGATTCTTTTCTTTTTCTTTTTGCTTTTGCTTTTCCTCTTGTCTTTCCTGCACCAAGATCGAATAAATTTGTTCTGCTGACATCCCCTCGAATCTATAATCAAGCAGAACTCCTTCAGGAAGTTCAAATCCATATCGAATAATCAAAGGGTTGATTGCATAGTCGCCAGCTTCATTCCATAATTCAAAATCTTTATTTCCAATTCTTAAATGATGTTTCAACATTGGATGAAAGATTTCATGGACGACAACTCCCATGCCCTGTCTTACTGTTATTTGTTCAAAGTATTTTGGATTGTAGCCGACTGTTCTTCCGTTCACCCATGCTGTGTTACAAGATTCATCGGCCACCCACTTCATCCGCATCATCATTGAAGCAAAGAATCTGTGTTCAAGCAAAACTCTCTGCTTCGCTTTTTCAAATTTTTCTTGCCCTGTCATAATATCCTCCTTTGAATGACGAGCTCTATAAAACTTTTATTTGTAAAAGTCTTGATTCTTAGAAATCCAAGCAATGTAATCTTTAGTTTCTTTCAGTTTGGGATTGTATCGGGTTGCATCATTGACCATGGTGATGGCAAACTCTGCAAAGCCTTCTTTGATCATTCGGTCAGCAACTATTAATAAGTTTTTCATTGTTTTGTCATCAACTCTTCTGCTCATTGCTCCAATGAAAGCATACATCACAGAAGGCTTTGTCGGGAGCTCTTTTAAAGTCGATGGATTTTTCAGCGTTGCTGTGATGTCAGGAAGTTCATTAAAAACTTCTAAAAATGCACAGAATTCCATTGCTGCTCCTTCACCAACTGTTCCGGCAATCAGTTCAAACCGAATGTCAAGATCAGGTTCGGTTCTCATAATGTCGGAAACGAATTCCCATGTTCTGGGAACAGGCTGTGCTTTTTCTTTGCCTTTAGGATCAGGAACATTGATGAGTTTCGGGAATGCTCTGCCAAAGCAAATCGTGCTCATGTCGAACTGATTGTCAATGGCATTGTTGATAAAGTCGTTTAAATCAAATTCAAAATTGATATGAACGAACCGAGTAGCTAATGCCATTGGCATCTTAGTCGCATAAGAAGCATCTGTTTCCCGGTTACCATTGGCAATGATGATCGTATCTTTTGGAAGGATGTAATCACCAAGACGGCCATCAAGGATCAAAGCATAAAGAGCTGTCAGAACTTGAGGGTGTCCGTTGGTCAGGTCTTCAATCAAAAGGACGCAGCCGGGTTTGTCAGGAAGAAACGCAGGAGGATTCCAAATCGTTTTTCCATTTTTAATCGAGCAGAGGCCTCGAAGGTCGATCGGCTCAAGAGCTGTTGTCGTCATTTCAAACAACTGCCTTTTATTTTCTTTGACCCACTGCCTTGCGACGGTTGATTTACCAAGTCCGTATGAACCCCATATCATAATGGGTCTGCCTGTCTTTGCCATTGTGGTGATTGCTTTCTTTATTGCTGATGCTTTCATTTTAATTCTCCTTTTTTTATTGTTGATGAATTGTTGATTTACAAGTTTTATGCATAGTCTGCCATTTTTTCGAGAAGCTCTTTTGTATTTTTCAAAATAGCTTTCCTTTTTTTATCTTGTTTTAAATCTTCGTCTGTAACTTCGTAAAGATTCTTTTTGAGATCGTCAATCATCTTTGCAATGTTTTTGTCGTCAAATAAATTGAGGGTCGGAAGAACATCAACCAGTTCTCTGACGGGATTCATTATTTCTTTTCCCTTCTTGCTGAAATGAATTTTCTTGTCAGAAAGTCTTTCGACGATTTTTCCGATTGATTCAAATACTCGATCTTTCAATTCCTGGACCGCCACATCTTCTTTAGAACTCATTGATTGTTCAAAAGAAGATTTCATTTCATCGATCAAATTCTTTTCGGCTTTAAGAATGAAATGATTTTTTTCAGGGATAGGGAAGAAGTCAAGTCTGATCTTCCATTTTCTTTTAAATTCATCAAAGGTCGGAAATTCTTCTTCGTTATAAAGATCGCCGAGTCCAGTGATTGATTTCTTAGCTTCCTCCTTATACTGATCATAATTTTTCCCAAATTCTTCGAGAGCAGTTTCGAGTTCATCCGAACAATCCCGATGAAGTTTTGTTAAGTATTCAAAGAACTCGACCGGAAGAAGCCTGCGTCCTTCTTCCCATGCTGCAGTTTTAGATCTGTATTCGTGATACATTCTTCTCGTGATTGTTTTGAGAGGGGTTATATCCATGAACAACTTCTTTGTGAAACGTCCTCTGTCTCTGTTTGCACTTTTGTTATCTAAAATTTCATTCGTTGTTTTTTTGTCTGTGATGCTGCCGTTCCAACTGGAAATGGTAAGATCTGCCAGCAATGCTTTTTCCGCCAATCTTTTTCCAAGTTTTTCAGATTTTTCTTTTGCTATCTTTTTGTCAACATCAAGATGACTTTTTTCAATGTCCTTCCTCAAAGCGGCTAATTCAGAAGTGGACATCTGGTTATTTTCAATGCTCTCAATTTTTGCATCGAGATCTATTAACTTATGTCGATCAGTAGTTGCTTTTTTCTGCTTCTTCAATTCCGCCATTTCCTTTTTTGCTTCTTTCGTCAACATGGTTTCTTCTCCTTTTTTAAAGTTTGTTTTTATTGGTTAGTAACGGCTAGGCATTTTTAATCATGTTCTTGATTTCTTCTTGTTGTATGATCAGGGCTTCTAAAACTTCTTTCGGATTTTTATTCTTAAGAAATTCCCCATAAGTTTTTGTGAAGTCTTTGATCTTTCTTTTACCATCTCTCGTAACAAAATCGTCTATGCTCCAATAGGACCCTCTGTCGTTCTTTTTGTTCAAGGAAAGATGCGGTCCCTGAATCGACCTTGAATAAGCAGGTCGATAGTCAGCATCGGATCTTTCAAAGTAAAACTCAGGGAGAATGGAATCAAAGATCTTTGGGAGTTTGTTGATTCGTTCAGCTTTTTCTTTTTGCTTCTGATCGAACTTTTCTTTTTCTTCCTTTTCCCATTCTTCCTCGGCATCAGCAAGCTGATTGATTAAGTTTAAATCAGATGTCAGCAGAACGTATTCTTTATAAAAATCTTCGTCTATTTTTCTTATGTCATAATTGGAAATACCGAATCCTGTTTTACCTCCTGTGTAGATGCTAGTTGCATAGAATTTTTTGTCGGTAGAAACAAAGATGTAAACCAGATCGCCTTTTTTATTAGCCCGCCATCCTTTTCTTTCTGCCAGGGTTAGTTGATATGTTACCTTGTCCCCGTTAATCATTGCTGTAAATTCAATACCGCTTCCATTTTCAATCTTGTTCATAATGTTTCCTCCTTTTTTTGTTATATGTTTTTTCAAGGCTGCATCCTTCCACCCTTTTATTTTAGATGCCGAAGAAAAGAGCCTCAATGCGGTAAGCCATCATTCAAGATGTTGCACATCAGCTCTTTTAATCACAGGGCCATTGCTTGTAGATTTTCCCTATTTACCAAAAGCACTCGAAAGTGCCCCAAGGTCGTTGTCCCTGTCCGTCTAACGGACAGCCTATTGGAATTTGTCATTATGGATTACGATCTTCACAGAATGGTAAAAATGACTACGATGCTCACGCATGGTAATGATTCCATCGCCCCAACACGATGCTGCACGATGCTCACGCATGGTAGTGTTGACAACTATTAAGGCTGGAAAGATTTTGGTGTTCAGTCACCACGGCTCTTGGACCGAAGTCTCGTAGCTCTCGCTTCATATTATTGATAGCGCCCTACGTTTCAGGTTCTCTTCTCTGGGTGGCGCTAGGTTTTCTTGCCCATGAGCCACGCTACCTTTTTTCAAATTAAAAAAGGTTGTAAAAAAATCCTACTCAAAATTTTTCAAGATGGAAAAATTTTTTTCAGTATGTAAAAAATTTTCTGGTTCGGTTCTAGCTTTTAATTGACGCCAAGCCCTTCGACCTCCCCCATGTCCGTTTTCCTTTAAACTGTCGCCAGCAGGTTCCCTCTGGGATCTAGTCTCTCGGGGCTTATGGTTCCCCTTGCCTTTCGATTTTTTAATTTGTCAAAGAACTATTTAATTTCATTTATTATTTAAGATATTTTTATAAAATAGTAAATAAATTTAAATAAAAATACACTACTTTTTTTAATAACGATTTCAATGAGTTACAAAGATTAATGATATAAAGCTTAATGATTTCAATGAGTTAGATTAAAAACAAGGTTTTTTTAAACTAAATTTAGGAAGATAAAGAAAATTTTGCTTCATAACATATTTAAATCACTAGGCTTTTTTAAAAAAGTAGGCAAAAATTTATAAAAAACTACTTTAAAAATCCCTATTATATAAATCTTTGCTGCTAGGCGAGTTGTCCCTTTTGAGAGTTATAGAAGAAACTGGGCTAAGTAGAAAAGAAGAGTAATAACAAAAAAAAGAATAATAGTCTTAACTCCATTGGTGTGTTTAAATGTCAAAGAAAAAAAAGACAACAGAGATTCCTCAAGAAAAAATTAAAACAGGTCGTCGTCCGGCCTACAAAAAAGAAATTGGAATTTATATTTGTGAACACTTGATGCGGGGCAGATCCCTGACTTCTATCTTAAAAGATAAAGGGATGCCGACAATGCCGACAGTTTATGCTTGGCTGAATAAAAATTCAAAAACCTATGAACCAGATTTTTTAGAAGCATATGTTATGGCAAGAGAAATTCAAGCTGAAGTGCTAGCAGATGAAATAAAAGATATTGCTGATGATGGATCGAACGACACCTACAAAGTATACAATGAAAAAACAAAAAAACTAGAAACAAAAACTGACATCGACCACATTAAAAGATCACAGCTTAGAGTAGAAAGCAGAAAGTGGCTTGCTGCCCATTTGCTTCCAAGAAAATATTCTGACAAAATGCAGATTACAGGATCAGAAGGGAAAGATCTGATTCCCCAAGTGCCGACAAATATTACTTTCAATTTTGTGAAAAAGGAAAAAAAGGATGAGTGATGTTTCGGTAGACATCCCCGAAGCTTTTCAATTTCTTCTAGAACCACATAGGTATAAATCAGCCTATGGCGGACGAGGCAGGGGAGCATCATGGTCATTCGCTAGAGTTCTTTTAACCCTCGCTTCGTATCAGAAAAAAAGAATCCTTTGCACAAGAGAATACCAGAACAGCATCAAAGATTCGGTCTACAAAGTGTTATGCGATCAAATCGATGAGTTAAATCTCAATCCTTATTACAACATCAACAAGACAGAAATATTCAGCAAGATAGGAAGTGAATTTATTTTCAAGGGGCTACAGCATCCTCTAGAAATAAAATCAATAGAAGGAATTGATGTTGTCTGGCTAGAA